GCGGGGGGTACCCGCCTTTCCAATTAAAAATTATGGAGTAAAGATTTCATCTAACGACATGTCAGGTAAAATATCGAGGTCTGAATCCGAGTCTTGTAAAATCGGTTCTTCAGGTTGTTCGTTTAGCCACGCCGCCCGATACTTGCAGTTTTCGATGTCATCGGGGAACTTCATGACTTTGAATCGGCGTAGCATGGGCTCTTGATCTTCTCTCATCGTGAAACATTGTTCAATGGTGTAATTGGACAATACGATGATTTTTCTTGGTCGAAGCCGACACATCACACCTCCTTTGATCTCACCGGCAAATGGATAACGATCTGCCCATCTTTTCAGTGCCGATGTAGTGCACGTATTTGCTGGACTCCATTCCTCAATAGCAACGATCGGTTCATGCTTGTAACCGTCCCACCATTTGTTTAGAGGCTTCTCGTAGTGTGTTGGATAGAGTTCCCATAATAATCTGGATTTTCCGGATCCAGATGGTCCCACCCACCATTCATGGTCCAATTCTCCCAAAATTGGTTGGATAGTGGGTTGGTGTAGGGACTCCAATCTTGGCTTGAGTTGGATGTAGATCTTGGGATAGTTCTTGGCCACCCATTCTGTATCTCCTCGTCTGACATGGTCCAGAATGATGTCCCATGCAACTTTAACTGCATTGGATCCTTTTTTCCTTGCTTCTTCCGAGTCCATCGGCGGCGTCCCTTTTTCCCAGAAGCTGCCTTCTTTTTTGCAGTAGTCCGTAGCTTGTTGATTGCTTCCGTAACGCGGTTCCAAATGAGCACGAGTACATAACCGAGACACTGTACGCCTTGACTTTGCATTGTCGAAGTAAACATATCCTTGAATATGTGGCGTTCCAGTTGCTCCGATTTCTTTACCGAGTATGATATAACGGCAATCGATTTCTTGTAGTTGGATGTATTCTGCTTGAGTGTAGTTGTTGAGTGTGAAGCACCAACCACGAGAGCGCATATTGAGGAATGGGATAGACCCCCTGGCCTGAAGGGGTTTTGCACAGCAAGGACCCCTTATTATTACCAGGGGGTCTACTGTGCAGTGTGTATATCGCTGCACTCCCATTGGCTAAACTTTTATAAATACTTCCATCTGATTGGCCATTTTTAGGATATCGTCAGATATGTACAGAATGAAACTGGTCATTTCTGAATTTACTTCTTTCAGTCCAGATGGTGTATCGACGTGGTCCGAATATTAGACGTGTGCGTAAACGCAAACCGGCTCGTAAAACGTATAGTAAACGTAGAGCCAGTTCTAGGCGTTCTTATCGTCGATCTATGCCTGCGTGTCCGACAGAAATGACGCCTAGTGCCAAGTTTATTTTGGCACAATTGGATCCATTTGAAGCGAGTGTTCAAGGAGCGAAGATTCCAGATTCGAATACTTTGCCTAGTATTTCGAATACTGATGTGGATCTTCTTACGCTACAATCATCTGCTGTGGCTAGTGATTTGTGCGCTTTTGCGTTTCGTCCAACCTATACTTGGGGTTCTGTTACAGCTACTCCGGGTGCTGCTGTAACTTGGGGTGCTGCTTATGCCGGTACTAACCGGTCGAAGCGTACCCAGTATATTGCTGCTATGGAATTGTTTCGTCCCGTTGCTCATGCCGTCCGATTGAGTTGTCAATTGGCACCAACGACTGCTTCTGGATTTGTTCATATTGGACTTTCCACTGAAGCGGTTACTGGTGTGACATGGGCGTATCCTACGACCGTGGCTACTATGAGCAATCTGCAATATTATAAGCGTGTCACGTTAGCTTCGCTGACGCAGAGTCCATTGACTTGTATTAATAAGTGGATGGATGATACTGCTTTTCGATATTCAGATCCAACGCAGTCTGTTAATCAGGCCACTCAGCAGAATTTTCATACGGATTATGCGTGGGCGACTATTGTCATCCTTGTTGAAGGTGCTCCTGTGTCTTCAAATGTTCTTAGTGTGGAGCATTTGTTGTTGTCGGAAGGAATTCCACAACGAGATGGTGTTATTTTTGGTACTCCTGCTGCACCTAATAGTCCTGGTGCTTTAGGTGCTGCTGGTACTGCTGTGGCAGGTACCGAGCCATTTCACACGGAGGCTGAACAAGAGAGTTATATTCAGCAGGGGATCAACATTGCAGCTCAGAGTGCTGCTGCAGCAGGTGAGGCTGTCTTCAATAATGTTGCAGTCCCGTTGATTCAGCGTGCCGCATATTCCATGACGGGCACTGCTGCTCAAATGGCTCTTAATGCAATCGTTGGACGAGGCGGGATTGCTGGTGTTAACAACAATCCTAACCGTCTTGCGTTGAATTAGAATCAACTGAATCTTCAACTTTGTTGAATGATTTGGAAGAAGGCAGATCAATATCGGTTTCGTATGATCGACGTCGTGATTACTTACGTACAATTCGTGAGAATCGTCAACGTGATATTCGAATGAGAATGAGAACCCGCCAAACTGATTTGTTTGGTCATGTTATTCCGGCTACCGGTCGATATGTTAGACACGAAGAGGTTGGTGTGTCTTCTGCACCACCTTCTCGTGCTCCTCCGGCATCGCATCCACCAGAATCGGATTTAGATTTTGATGCGATGACATAGTATTTAGAACAAGGGTGTGAGGGCTTTGGGGGCCCGATTTTATGTAATATGTATATATGTAGTGATTAGAACTGAAATTCTTCATTAGTGGTGAGATCTTCGGCTTCGAAGTCTTCATCTTCTTCAGTATCACTTCCAGTTAGATCAATAATATTGATCCCGTGAAACATGTGATGAGCGAAGTCAGCACGTTGAGCGATACGTTGGAATTCTCCTTCAAACCAACGGGAATCAGGCACGTTGTTGAAGAGTTCTCCGTATAACTGGATAAAACGATCCGTGCATTGGCTGTACATGACGCCAGCTTCGTGCTTGCGCATGGTAAGTTCAGCGCCATTGCGATTTGCGGTAGCGAGTACTTCATTGGCGCGCTTGAGTTCCTCGATCTCGTATTTGAGCACGTTGATTTCATCGTTTTGTTTCTTGACAGCTTCACGGTATGTCATCATAACATGGTAAAGAACCGTGTTAGAAGATTGTTCAGAAACGGTCTTGTTCATCTTGAGGCAAATTGTAGAATGACGAAAGAGAGAGACCATTCGTTTGAATAACCTTGAGGTTTATAGAAAACGAGACATGTCGTACTTATGGGGTAAGTTCAACTTCAAGTTCAAGGTACGTACGTGGGACATGTGGTCTATAGGACCATTACGGACCAGTACCAACCCTATAACTGTAAACCCTACCCTATACCCCTATATACCCGACTCTACATAACCCTAACCAGAATTCATTATCTTTTTAAAATCCCCCCCGGAACGGGGGGGGCGTAGCGCCCCGAAGCGTAGCGTAGGGTGCGGCGCGGGGGGTACCCGCCTTTCCAATTAAAAATTATGGAGTAAAGATTTCATCTAACGACATGTCAGGTAAAATATCGAGGTCTGAATCCGAGTCTTGTAAAATCGGTTCTTCAGGTTGTTCG